AAACCATATGCACCGCCACCGCCACCAGCTAATGCGTCGATGTTTGATAGTCCAGCATGTTTTACTGGAGTGCTTTGGTTTGTCCCAGTTGAGCTTCCGCACTGACCATGACCATTGTAACCCCAGAGATAAACGTCTCCTGATTCTGTTAAAGCACCATACGTTAATGTCCCTGTTGGGTATGTTCCTGTAGAGGTTATGTATCTAATTGGTCCAGCCGCACTTGGCATGTTTACTTTGTTGAATCCGTAACAATCAGTTGTTGTTCCGTTTCCACACTGACCTTCGTCGTTTCTGCCAGCAACCCATACACTTCCGTCTTCAAGTAACAAAGCAGTATTGCCATATGTGGTTATGATTTGTTTAGTATCATAATCCCTATACTTTGTTTGTGTTGGGTCTGTGCCATCTATTCCAGAAGAAGTAGTGTAATAAGCTAGTGTTACGCCACTATAAGCGTCGTATTTGTCACCATCAGCACCGTTTCTGCCCTCGTTCAAATGCCCCCATGCAGTAGCATGGGATTTTCCATTTGCCCAATAAAGCATTGCAGAGCCTCTGTATCCGTGCTCGCTAGCAATGCCAGTATTATAAGTTCCTTTGTTTGCGGCATGAGGATAGTCTGTAGCATTCTCAATATGAGTTGCTAGCCTAAACCTTCCTTCTGACCAAGTGCCTGTAAAGTCATATGGGCAAGCCGCCGCTCCGACGTTTGCACCACCATCTACATAGTTGTTAGACCATACAGGTCTGTTTCCGTCGTCAGAAACCCTTAAAACTTGTTGAGCTTCGCCTATTGGTAGCTTTGTTACTCCAACATTAGAAGCTATTGAAACAACTCCGTTGCCACCCATTAGGTTGTGGTTGCTACAATAGTAGTACATTGTAGCGACGTTTGTGCCTGTAGTTGGCACTACGATTTGTGTGTAAGCACCTGAGCTTCCAGGGGTTCCAGCATAGGTAATGTCGTTGGTGCTATCGCTGTTGATATCCAACAATTCTGTACCCGCTGGGCTGGCGTGTGTGCCGTGCTGTGTTGTTGAAAACTTTATTGGATGCCCAGTGTTTGTCGAATCTTCTTGGTAGAAACGATAGGTAACACCTGGATAAAAAGTAAAGTTAGGAGTTCTGTCGTAGTTATAAGAACCACCCATGCCTGAGTAACCATCATACGGAGCAAAGTAATAGTAATTTTGTCCTCCGTAGTTTCTTACATAGACGTTGTAGTATTCTGTAGTACCGCTTGCTTTACCATCTCGGTAAATCATGTCTCCAGGATTCTGAGTGGGGGAGGTTAATGCACTCGTAATCCCTTCGATATCAATTACATGCTCTACAACTGTTCCGTCACAGAACACCCATCCTTTTTTGCCAGCATCTATTTGTACGATGTTGGTTGTTTGTGTTGATGTTTTGAATTTGACTGGTACTGGCATTTCGTTGTCTACGACGAACGCCACACCTTGATTCGGTATTGTAGCTGTGAAATCTGTTGCTGAGTGTGTTCCGCTTGTATTCGTGAATTTGATAACAGTCTTTGTGACTTGGTCTACTGTAAGGTCAACTGCTTGCGTTGAAGCAAGAGCCGCACTTACGACTTCGACTGGTTTAGCCGCACTGTCTACTAGCTCCAGTATTGCGTCTGCACCGAACAGTCGTTCGACTGACGTTGATAAATACACTAGGTCTCGTGCGGTTGCCGCCCCAGCACCTTGTGCTCCAGCTAATAGCTTGCCTTGCGTTTTTATAGCTTCGACAAGCTCTCTAAGAGTTGATGTAGACATTTATAAACCTCCTACAAAACATCAATTTTGAGCAGAACAAACTCTTCTAACAAATCTATTCTCGGCTCACTGTTAATTCTAAATTGACTTATTTCGTTGAATAAGTCGTCCCCATTGAAAAAAACTTGGAATTTAGTTTGGTCTATGACCGCTGGTCCTGTATGTGCCTCAATGCAAACAAAACTTTTCTGACCTGACTGGACCATATCCAAACGTTCATAAGCAACGCCAGCGGCATAAGCACCCTTTTGTCTAAAAAAGAATTGGTTAGTATCAAACCATCCACTTGTTGCGTCGCTGTAAATACCAAATCTAGCTTGGAAGGTGTTGTTTACGTCGTTGGGTTTTACTCTAAATGATATAGCGTTTGGATTTAGACCCCCAGTCGTGTCGTCAAATAGGTTGCTCATCAGAACTGGGAGAGTAAAGTTACCTTTCTCACAAGCCTCAAGGTATGTATCAAGCAAATGTGTACCAGTTTTAGACGACCTAAAATTAACCTGGTCGGTGGTTGGTCTGGTAAATGCCATTATTCTATACCCTTCTCTTTCATCAGTGCCTGTATTTTAGCACTGGTTAGGGTAAACTTGTCGTCCTCATTGTATCTAGCTTGTAGCTGGTCCATGCGTCTAACAAGCTCTGCAACCTTTACGTCTGTTACAGTAGGTTCGTTGGACTTTCTTAGCAGATTAACAAATTCTTCTCTTAGACCGCTCACATACATCTTTGCTATTTGTGTAGCCACTGCCCGTATGTACTCTCGTTGTGTGCCTGAAAGTTTTGGGGACAAGCTGTCTGGGTCAGGTATAGTCATTACATAGCCTCCCTTGCTGGTATTAAGTTTCCTTTTTGTATCTCGTTTTGCATCTGTTCATTTGGCATAACGTTAGCACCACGGGCTTTTTCCATGAGTGACATTTGCTGTGATGGGGTCATGCCTTGTGCTGATTCTTCTTTGCTTATCTTGAACTGGTCTACGTCGCTAACGCCCATAGCTCTGATAGCTTCTTCAATGATTCTGCTGGTTTTGTATTCCATCTGAAGCCCAGATTGACCTACGACTTGCAACATATTCATCCAAGTTTCTGCATTCTTCGTCGGTTCTACTGGGAGTGTGCCGTCTACGACGAGGTAATCTATCTCTCCCTGTAGCATTGAAACGTCAAAGTCTAAGTAGCCTTCGTCAACCATGTTAGTTAGCTCGCCTGGGGACGACGCACCGTCTTGCATTCGTAGTGAGCCTTCGTATTCCAAGGCATCCTGTAGGTTTGCGACCATCATTCTAACTACTGGTCGTATGGATTGTGCTGAAAGTATCCGTGCAAGAACTCCCAGTCTTTGAGAGCCAAGCTGTGTTAGTCGTTGTATTTCTGTAGCTGTTCGTATTCCGTCAGCCGTTGGAACGCCTTGTTGTGCGTCGGATGCCGCACTCACTCGTTGTTTCAGGTCTGACATTGCCGATATGTCGTTCCAGTGTCCTCTTGTTACGTCGGGAACTTCTGCTATGAATATGCCATCTCCTGGCTTTGTTCCTGGCAAAGTCCTTACAACGCCCCAAGGATTTCGGTCTATCAAGTCTGGAACACTTACCGACGTAGGGTCTACGAAGATAAGATTGTTTAGTGCCGCCTGTACGTTGTCGATTCTTGAACGTAGTAACCAAGTTGATATCTCGTGCATTGGAAGTAGTAGGTCATACAAAGATTGGCTGTATGTCTTGTGTTGGTCGTTGTATAGACCGCCAAAAGCTACTGGGAACTGTCTTCCGTATGGGTTGAGTTGGAATCTGATGATAGCTTCTTCGTCTAGGACTGTCATGCAAACCCATAGCTGTTCGATTTGCGGGATGCCGACTTCGTATCCGTTTAGTCGAACCCACGCTTCGTCTACGATTCGTGTGTCGTCTAACGTGAAGTGAAAGCCGTTCTCGTCGCCTCTTGGGTCTTCAGGATTGATGTTTAGACCCTTGCCTTCTTCCTTTACCCATCTGTGTGCGTCCCAGCCAGACTTGAAGTTGCTGGTTCTTTTAGAGCGTAGCCCTGGATACTTTTTGACTTTTGGATAATGCGGGGAGCCATACAATGCGTTTGTTGATATGTGGTCTGTAAAAACGACGTACTGCATTCTTTCCCAGTCACCCCACTGGACTCTTGGGTCTGGAAAACATTTGCGTGGGTCAAAGTTTACGATGTGATTTGTGTTTGCTTGTGGGTCCCAGATAACTTTTGTCGGTGCGAATCCGTAACGGATACTATCCATAAGCATCTGGGCTATTCGTGCTTCGCCAGCAGTTCTACGCATGTGCTGGTGTAGCAATCTTTCTAAAATAAGTGATGATTTACGAGACTTACGATTGAGTCCTTCCAGTTGGAACATAGGGTTACGACCAGCTAGTGCCGCCATCAGGTATGTTAATACTGTGTCAGCGATTGCTCTTGTGTCTGCAACTACTGCTTTTTCCCTGAACTTTGTGCTGTCGGCTGGAACCCACACGTCGTGTGCTCGGTCTGCGTCACGCCAATGGCTGTAACGTCTTGATATTCTTTCGTATGACATCTTTGTCAGAGCACGAACGTAATCAACGAGCTTTGTTTCTTGCTCGTCGGATAACATGTCTGAGATGTCTTCGTATGCCATCAATGGTTCTGCAAGGTTAGACAAGTCGCAGACAATATCGTGTTTTTCTATTTTTATGTCTTTGTATCCAGCCATTTATACCTCACCCCATGATTTGTTCCACGCATCTGGCTTCTTATATTTGTCCCACCAGTTACCAGACGACGTGGGTGAAAATTGTTTGTTCAATGAAGAACCCATATCTATCGAACCTTCAAACATATCAGCAGTTGCTCCACTCATTCTTGAGCATACATCAAGTCCCATAGAAAGAGCGTCCACTTGGTCGTCGTGTGCTCCGTTCGGGAACGACTGCATTTCGTTCATAAACTCGTCAAGCCATCCTACATCTTTCGGAAGAAAAACTCGTCCACCTTCTATAAGAGGCGTTACAGTGTTTAGTCGTGCTACCTTATCTGCGTTTACCTTGTATGGTATGACAGAGATTCCAGACTGGTTTCTTAGCTCTTGTATTAGTGACTGACCACTGGCTTTGTCTTCTATGTAGAACCCACGCAGTCCTTTGCCACGCCACTTTGCATTTACTGTGACGCATAGCTTTTTTAGTTCTGGAAAGTCGTACTTGCCTCGTATGACATCAATAATGTGTATGTCTCCGTTGCGGTCTAGCCCCATAACCATAAGAACAGAGAAGTCTGCTTGCTCTGTTTTCTTAAATGCTGTGTCTGCCGCTATAATAATTTGTGTGCACTCTACGCCTTCTGTGTAGTGCCACCATGTTTCTTTTATTAGGTTACCACCCTTAATGAATGGGCTTTGTTGGTACAGTGACGCAAACTCTCTTGGGTCTAGTCGCTCACGTTTCTTTAGTTCTTCTAATGGGAAGCGTTCTTCCCACAATGCTTCTTCTTTATCTTCTACATAAAATCTTTTTGCTGGCGAAACTGTACTTAGCTTCCCGCTTGGTATATAACGTGGGTCGTCGGGCGGAAGTGATGCTACAGATAGCTTTGCTCCGCCTGACACCAATCTAACTGCTGGAAAGTTTATGTGATGCCAAGCACCCTCTTTCCAGTCATCAGTATCCATCAGTCTGCCAGCTACGTCGTCAACGTGCCAACGTGTGAGAATCATAATCTCTAGGGCTGGCGTTCCGTCTGGTTCAGGTTGCTTTCTAGTTGTGAGAGCACTGATGTAATATGACCAAGTCTTGTTTCGCTGTGTGGCACTGTCGGCTTCTTCCCTAGCTTTAATCGGGTCATCAACCAGTAAAAGAGTTGCCGCCCTACCAGTAGTAGAGCCACCGATGCCCGTAGCATAATAAGTGCCGCCTGAAGTTGTACGCCAATCGTCAACAGCCCTAGACTCGTCAGACAGTCTGAAGTCTGGGAAGGATTGCTCCACAATCTTCTCTCTCGCATGGTCTCTCGTCTGACGACCAAAGGTTTTTGCGAGGTCCTGGTTGTATGATGTAGCCAAAACATTTCTGTTTGGTTTCTTGGCTAAGTAATATACAGGAAATAGCGTTGAGGTTAGCCAAGACTTCCCATGTCTTGGTGGCATTGTGATGAGTAATCTTTTTGCATTTAAGTCTCCTCTTTCTAAAGCGTCGAGAGTTTCAACAAGCTCTTGTTGAAATGGTGCAAGTTCAAACTGCGGTGCTAGTGCCTTGACGAATCCCTGAAAGCTGTTCTTCGCTTCGTGTATCTGTAGCAATCTCTTCGCCGCTTCCGCTCGTGTCACTTGCATCTGTGTAATCTCCTTCTAACGTTTCTGCTTGTTTAGCAATCTCTTGTAATTCTTCTATGGTCAACTCATCCATGTTTTTTGTTTCGACTGTGTGCTCGTTAAAACTGTGATGCAAGTCGGGCATAACTTTATTTAACATCATGCCAAACAATCTGACTTGTTGATTGTCCCACTTCTTAGAACCATCCAAAACCAAACGCACATCAGGTATTTTATTTCGCACAACATCCAAAACACTGCGACGAACTCTGTCTACCTGTTGCGGAGTTACAGGAGGCAAGCCGTTGCCTCTGGTCGGGTGCGGGTTTTTGCGTACTGACTTACCCATAATCATCTCCTTTGAGCCAAATATAACTTACTTAACCAGATTATATCGTCCTTGTCTTAATTTTATTACAACGTTTTCAAATTTTGGTGCGAATTTTTTTGAGGGTGGGTGACAGTGACAACCAGGGTCGTCGGCGGGACGGGGGCTACGCCCCCGTCATCCCAAGATTCGCAGAATCTTGTGCAAAAGACTACGTCTTTCGTCGCTAAGTCGTTGATATTGCTGAACTTTTGTTGCCTATCTAGGGCAATTCTGTTGGTTTTTGTTCGTCGTTGTTTTCAAACGGTGGTCTTATGTCAGCAATTCAATGCTAGTATAGGAAAGAAAGTGAATCATATCAAGGACTTAGAAGTTATAGCGACAGTCCCCCAAAGGGGGATAAGGGGGGAGTAAATGATGAGCGTTTT